CGTGTGCGCTAGTAATTCTGCGCAACCGGTGCAAATCCAAGGAGCCATGCATTGTGAGGAGTGTGAACAAAATTTCTACGATTGCATTTGCAAGTTCGAGCGATTAAAGAAAGCTAAACGCGCTGAAGGAAATGGGGTCATTTGTCCACCAGGTAGTGAACAGATTTGGTGGGACTCAGTGCCCATGCCCAAAGCTTCTTACAAGGAGCGTTGTGTTGATTATGCTACCACTTTCGGTGTGGCGTTCATGTATGTATGGTATAACATTTTTGCATTTTCCGTTATCATTGGGGAACCTCTAGGTAGAAGTTCTATGAATGCGATTTACTGGTGCCAGCTGAGAGTCATTAAAGTGCGTGATGCCATCAAGCACAAGCGATTGCATATGAAAGCAGATGGCACCACATGGTACTGGGAAGCTTTATCTTTTGCTCCCGTCTTTCTCTGCAATGTTATTGCGGGATCATTAGACGGCTTCGCATGGATCGTCGCAACGGCATCACCCAAGAGTGTAGGCCACCAGCGTAAAGTGTTGCGCATTTTGATTTGGCTCAATCGTTTCAGAAATTGGACGTTAGCTTGGTGCGCCAAGTGCTGCATCAACAAAGTCTCGACCCGAGTGCATATTTGGAGGCGTCAATACGGATCCATTGCTCAACAACTGGGCAAATTATTGCCTGGGGCAGCTGTTCTGGTGGCTATGTACTCCATTTACCAGAAATTTCGCAAACCAGCGGAAGACAAACATTCCACTCAAAGTGGTGTTGAAGGGAGTATACCAGAGCCAACGGAAGAGAGAGAAACTGTGTGGTTCAACGGAGATCCAAGTCTCCATCATACCAGTTTCTCGCACAAAGTGTTGACTTCTGGAAACATGAGTGAAGAGACCTTTTGCAACATGATTGACAAGCACATTTTCAAAGGAAATTTGATAAATCGAGCAAGCATGCTGAAGAAAGAGTTGCGCGCTCTGTGTGTTGGGGCGGATATGTTCGTCACCAATTACCACCATTTTGTTAATGCTGGCACTGGATATGATGAACTTGAACTTTCTAATGCCACCTCCAATGTTGGTGTCCGACCATTCCACAGAGTCCGCGTTGCTGACCTGAACATGTTTGTGTATGAGAATCAAGACATGGTGTTCTTTCGCCTTAAATCTTTTGCCACTCTGCCGGATTTGACTGATCATTTCATGGTTGATTACGTTTCGCAAACGTTTAACCATGCTATGTATGCGGATCGTTCGCTTCAAGGGCCGTTAGAGTACAATGATCTCGTTAATGTGACTTATCACGACACACCGGTGGAGATTGCTAAACATTTTCCATCTATGCAAGTCTCTTCGAAACTTATCTTAGCTTATGCGGATGTTGAGACCGTGGATGGTCAATGTGGGATGCCCCTGCTTCTTAAAGCTGATGATGTAGGGTGGGTTATCGCCGGATACCATTTTGCTACCCGTGAGGATCCAAAATCACGCCCGAAGGTGCTGGCATGGCCAATTCTACAGCGTCATATTAAAGCTGCATTCAATGCTCTCGGGTGCGGAGTAAAGGGAGCAGGACCTTTTTTGAAGAAAGGGGATTCAGAAGTGCGTGTGCAAAACAGCCTTCACAGGAAATCTCCACTTCTTTATATGGAAGAAGGGTCCGCTCTGATGTTTGGCTCGTTGGAAGTTCATCGGCGCACGATGAAGTCCAGAGTGCGGAAGACATTCATCCATGACGAAATCCTCGCTCTGCCTTTTCCTACGCCTTTTGTGTCTCAACACGGTCCCCCTGTTATGCGGGGGTGGGCCCCAAAGAGACAAGCACTGAAGGAAATTCTTGAAGACAAACCAGCTATTCCGGCTCATATTTTGAGATCTGCTGTAGACAGCTTTGTCCGCGACATTTTGGCAGCTCTTCCACCATCTGAGTTAGATTTGCTAGAAGTTTACATGAACCCAGTGGTGGTTAATGGCCATGCGGACGTTACGTATGTTGACGGCATCAAGAGGTCAACGTCAGCAGGCTTCCCGTTTTATCATACGAAGAAATTGCTGCTACACGAAGTGGAACCGACATCATATGCTCCTAATCCCGTGGATTTCGATGAAGAAATCTGGGATAGAGTTCGAATAATGGAACAGCTGTGCTGCTCCAATCAACGAACAGGAGCAGTATTCACGGCTCAACTTAAAGATGAACCAGTATCACAGAAGAAAATTGACGAGAAGAAAACTAGAGTTTTCTCTGCGGCTCCTGTAGATTTGTTACTTTTGATGAGGAAGTTTACACTTTCGTTTATCAGGGTCTTGCAAAGAAACAGGTACACTTTTGAGTCTGGGCCTGGTACTATTGTGCAATCCACAGAGTGGGGCGCTCTTCATGAAT